AAGGTATTATAGTTAAAGATGGTGATTTAACCTGGTTTGTTTGTAGAGAGTATTACATGTGGCTAAACTTTCTACCAATCTTTGATAAGGAAGAACAGAACTTTGGTTTTGCTAAAATTAGGGATGCCCAATATCATTTGGCACTCTATGAACTTCTATCAGAACTTAACTATAAACATGCAGCTATATTAAAGAAACGTCAGATTGCATCTTCTTACTACCACATGGGTAAGTTTATAAATCAGCAATGGTTTGAGGCCGGGGTTACTCTTAAGATGGGAGCTAGTCTTAAAGACTATATTAATGAGAAAGGATCCTGGAAGTTCTTACAGGAATATGCTGCATTCTTAAATGAACATACAGCATGGTATAGACCCATGTCTCCAGATAAGGTAATGATGTGGCAACAAAAGATTGAGGTCAGAAAAGGAGATAGAAAGAATGAAGTTGGTCTTAAAGGTACCATACAAGGTATGTCATTTGAGAAAGATCCAACAAATGGTGTAGGGGGTCCAGTTAAATACTTCTTTCATGAGGAGGCTGGGATTGCTCCTAAGATGGATCAGACATATGAGTATATGAGACCTGCCATGAGATCCGGTTTAATTACTACAGGGATGTTTATTGCTGCAGGATCTGTAGGGGATTTATCTCAGTGTAATCCACTAAAAGACATGATCATGAATCCTACATCTAAAGATATATATGCAGTGCATACTAATCTTATTGATGAAAAAGGTACAGAAGGTATGTCAGGTTTATTTATTCCTGAACAATGGTCTATGCCTCCGTATATAGATGACTATGGTAATTCACTTGTAGAAGAAGCAACAGAAGCATTAGAGAAACAATTTAAACAATGGAAAGATGAGTTGTCTCCAGAAGACTACCAGCTTCGTATATCTCAGCATCCTAGGAATATTAAAGAAGCATTTGCATATAGAACAGTATCTGTATTTCCTCCACATCTTCTTGCTGCACAAGAAAGAAGAATAGAAGAAAAAGAATATGGTTTTGAATATCTAGATATATCTACTGATGTAGATGGAAAACCTGAAGTTACTAAAAGTAACAAGAGACCAATTATGGAATTTCCAATAAATAAAAAGACGGAAGATAAAACAGGATGTCTTGTTGTTTGGGAAAGACCAATAGCAAATCCAGAATTTTCAACATACTATGCATCTGTTGACCCTGTGGGTGAAGGTAAAACTACAACCTCAGAATCTCTTTGTTCTATTTACATAATGAAGTCTCCTATTGAAGTAACCAAACACACTGGTTCAGAGACTGAAACATATATAGAACAAGGTAAGATTGTAGCAGCTTGGTGTGGTAGATATGATGATATAAATAAAACACATCATCAATTAGAACTTATTATTGAATGGTATAATGCATGGACACTTGTGGAAAATAACATATCCTTGTTTATTCAATATATGATTCAAAGAAGAAAGCAAAGATATCTTGTACCAAAGAGTCAGATTATGTTTCTAAAAGATTTAGGATCTAATAATAATGTATTTCAGGAGTATGGTTGGAAGAATACAGGAACTCTTTTTAAAGCACATCTTCTAAGTTATGCTATAGAATATACTAAAGAAGAACTAGATCAAGAATTAAAACCAGATGGAACAGTTGTAAAAACTACATATGGAATAGAAAGGATTCCTGACCCTATGTTAATCAAAGAAATGAGAGAATATGCAGATGGAGTCAACGTGGATAGACTTGTATCTTTTGCTGCTCTTGTATCATTTATGAAAATTCAAGAATCAAATAGAGGATATTCTAAAAGAACAATTATGGATGATGTGGCCAAAAACTTGCAAAAGTCAGAAAATTTGTTTAAATTAAATAAGAGTCCATTTAGACACATGGGTGGAAAAGGTATGAAAAGTACTATGAGTGGATTTAAAAGATCTGCATTTAAAAATATTAAATAAGAGTTATGCAAATATATAACGCATTACAAGCTAAAAAGGGTGCTAAGACTGAACAAAATAGGTTAGGTAGTATAACTCAACCATTGCAGTTTTTACCTAAGAAAGATAAAACAGAAGAATGGGCAGCATGGAATTTAGATTGGTTGGAATGGCAAGGTCTTAAACAGATTAGAAGAAATGCCAGAAGACTAATGAAAAATTATAAGTTAGCAAAAGGTATAATTGATAGAACTGATTATATTGTTGAAGAAGATAATGAAATGAGAGATATTGTAGAAATTCTTACAAAAGAAGATGTTTCAGCATTAGAACTTAAATTCTATCCTATTATTCCAAACGTAGTTAATGTTTTAGTAGCAGAATTTGCAAAAAGATCAACTAGATTAAGTTACAGAGCTATTGATGATTTTTCTTACAATGAAATGCTTGAACAAAAAAGAGCACAAGTAGAACAAACATTGATGGCCGATGCTCAAACAAAAATGTTAGCAGCAATGTTGGAACAAGGACTCGATCCAGAGTCTGAAGAAGCACAACAACAACTAGCACCAGATAATTTAAAATCTCTGCCTGAAATTGAACAGTTCTTTAAAAAAGATTATCGTTCTATGATTGAACAGTGGGCAGAACATCAACATAAAGTTGATGTTGAAAGATTTAGAATGGATGAACTTGAAGAAAGAGCATTCCGTGATATGTTAATTACAGATAGAGAATACTGGCATTTTAGAATGTTAGAGGATGATTATGATGTAGAACTTTGGAATCCTGTACTTACATTTTATCATAAGTCTCCTGATATTAGATACATATCTCAAGGTAATTGGGTTGGTAAAACTGATATGTTTACTGTATCTGATGTTATAGATAAATTTGGACATGTTCTTACAGAAGAACAACATACAGCACTTGAATCAGTATATCCTATAAGATCAGCTGGTTATAATATTGGTGGTTTACAAAATGATGGTTCTTTTTATGATGGTACTAAATCTCATGAGTGGAATACTAATATGCCTTCATTAGGATACCGTCAGTATACTTCATTTATGTCAGGTAATATTCTTGATGGTTCAGATATCATTACTCAGATTTTAGCAGAAGGAGAAGATTATTATGATCAAGGAACAGCTTACTTACTTAGAGTAACTACTGCATATTGGAAGTCTCAACGTAAAATTGGTCACTTAACTAAAATTACAGAAGAGGGTGAAGTAACAAATGAAATAGTATCTGAAGATTATACAATTACAGATAAACCAATTTATGATACAAGACTTTTTAAAAATAAAACAAAAGATAATTTGTTATTTGGAGAACACATAGATTGGATTTGGATTAATGAAGTTTGGGGTGGAATTAAAATTGGACCAAATATTCCTTCATTTTGGGGTATGAATAATCCTGGAGGATTCTCTCCTATATATATCGGTATAGATAGAAATCATATTGGTCCACTTAAATTTCAATTTAAAGGAGATTCAAGTTTATATGGTTGTAAACTTCCAGTAGAAGGATCTGTATTCTCAGATAGAAATACTAAATCTACTGCACTTATTGACTTAATGAAGCCATACCAGATTGGATATAACATTGTTAATAATCAGATAGCAGATATACTAGTAGATGAACTTGGTACTGTAATTATGCTTGATCAAAACTCTTTACCAAGACATTCATTAGGAGAAGACTGGGGTAAAGGAAACTTAGCTAAGGCTTATGTAGCAATGAAGAATTTCCAGATGTTACCATTAGATACTTCTATTACAAACACTGAGAATGCATTAAACTTTTCTCATTTTCAAAAACTTGATCTAGAGCAGACTAATAGACTTATGTCAAGAATTCAACTTGCAAATTATTTTAAACAGCAAGCATATGAAGTAATTGGTGTTAATCCTCAAAGAATGGGACAACAATTATCTCAGACTACTGCAACTGGAGTAGAACAAGCAATGCAAGCATCATATGCTCAAACAGAAATGTTTTTTATTCAGCACTGTGATTACTTGATGCCAAGAGTGCATCAAATGAGAACAGATCTATCTCAATATTATCATTCTACTAAACCATCAGCAAGATTAAGTTATGTAACATCTGCTGACGAAAAAGTAAACTTTGAAATTAATGGAACTGATCTTCTACTTAGAGATCTTAATATTGCTGTTAGTACAAATGCAAATCACAGAGCTATTCTAGAACAGTTAAAACAAATGGCTGTTCAAAATAATACTACTGGTGCAAGTATTTATGATCTTGGTAAAATTGTTCAATCTGATTCTGTTGCTTCTCTTAATACAGTTCTTAAAGAATCTGAAGCTAAACAACAACAAATGAAAGAACAAGAAATGCAACAGCAACAACAAATGCAACAAGAACAACTTCAAAAACAACAAGAAATTGAACAAATGAAGATTGATGCTAATATGGCTGAGAAAGAGAAAGATAGACAAAGAGATATTCTTGTTGCTGAAATCAGAGCTGCTGGTTATGGTTCTATGGCTGATATTAATCAAAATCAAGAATCAGATTTTAAAGAAGCAATGAAAGATATTAGAGATACTAATCAATATCAAGAACAAACTAGTTTACAAAGAGAAAAAGAATCTAATAGAATGGTAATTGAAAATCAAAAAGGTCAATTAGAAAGAGAGAAAATCCAAGCTCAGAAAGAGATTGCTAACAAACAATTACAAATTGCACAAGAAAATAAAAACAAATTTGATATAAAACCTAAGAAAGAATAATATCACTTAGCTATATATTACAATTTTTTTTATCAGTTTTTTAAATTTATCAAGTTTATTTTGTATATTGATATATAAATAAAAACCAACAACATGGAAACAACCAACACAAATCCTGAAAATCAGGTCCAAGATTCTACAACGGTAGAACAGGTGGATGTAAATATTGATGAAATCTTTGGAATGCCTGGAGCAGAAAATGTGATGCTCCCACAAGGTGAAGAAGAAAAACCAAAATCAATGTTTCATAAAGAAACAGTTGATACATCGTTCTTTGACAATCCTACTGCTACTGTAGAGGAAAGACAACAAGCTCAAGAGAAAAAAACAGAAGTTGAGGAAACTATTAATGAACTTGACAATCTTATTTCTCGAGAAGAAGAAGCTGGTAATAAAGGAAGACCTAAAGTAGATAAATCTGGTCTTGCTGAGTTAGCTGCTAAAATGATTGAAGAAGGTACACTTATTGGTTTTGATGATGATAAACCATTAGAAGAGTATACTACTAAAGATTTTAGAGAGTTATTTGAAGCAAACTTTCAAGAAAGAGAAGCTGCAATTAGAGAAAATACTCCAAGAGAATTTTTTCAATCATTACCAGAAGAACTTCAAGTTGCAGCTAAATATGTAGCTGATGGTGGACAAGATCTTAAAGGTTTATTTAGAACCTTAGCTCATGTAGAAGAAATGAGACAACTTGATCCGACAGATGAATATGATCAAGCAGAAATTGCAAGACAGTATTTGTATGCTACACAGTTTGGAACTCCTGAAGAAATTGAATCTGAAATTCAAGACTGGAGAGATCTTAATAGACTTGAACAAAAAGCAAATCAATTTAAACCTAAGTTAGATTCAATGCAAGAAGAAATTGTTGCAAGACAATTAGCAGAACAAGAATATAAAAAAAATATGCAAGCAGAACAAGCAAAAGCATATCAAGAAAATGTTTATTCTACTCTTGCAAATGGAACAATTGGTGGTCTTAAATTAGATAGAAAAGTTCAAGGTTTATTATTCTCCGGACTAGTGCAACCAAACTACCCTTCTATTTCAGGAAAACCAACTAATCTACTTGGTCACTTACTAGAGAAGTATCAGTTTGTGGAACCAAGACATGATCTTATTGCTGAAGCACTTTGGTTACTTGCTGATCCAAATGGATACAAAAACAGAGTAAGAGAACAAGGTGGTAAAGCAGCTACAGAAAAAGTAGTAAGACAATTAAAAACAGAAGAGTCAAGAAAACTTAATTCTTCTGTAAATAACCAATATGATGATGAGCCTAGAAGACCTTCTTCTAGACCTGAACCAAGAAAGCTTTCTAAAAATAATATGTTTAGAAGATTTTAATAAATAGTAACAATTAAAAACAAATACAAAATGGCAACTCCAGTTTTAAACAATGGTATATTCCTTCGGGATACAGCCTACCAAGCAAGTTCCCATGTGGATTCATACCACTTGGTTAACATGCTGAAAGATGCAGAACCTATGGATTTAGGTCCAGTTGACTTATGGGCTATGGCTCAGAAAGTTGAAATGCCACTTTATCAAATGTCTTCATTTGGTGGCAAGAATGTAATAATGGTTGACAATGCTCGTGGAGAGTACAGATGGCAGACTCCTGTATCTGTAGATCTTCCATATATCATTGAAGACGTTGAACCAAATTTAGAGTATAAAGGTACAGATGGTTCTACTTTCCGTATCAAACTTAACAGACGTGAATTTGGACATGGTGATATTATCACTTATGACAAATATAACGGAGTTGAGATGTACATTACTGATGAAGACATCCTTCCTGTAGGAGATGGATACATCTATACTGTACAGTTGGTAAACAACGATAACTTTAAATATCTTGATTCAAAGTATTTAACTAACGGTACTAAAGTATTCCGTAAAGGTTCTGCCCGTGGAGAATACGGTGAAAGATTCTCAGACATTACAACAAGAACAGGATTCCGTGAATTCTATAACTTTGTTGGTGGTGCTGAAGCTCACGTACATTATTCAGTTTCTTCAAGAGCTGACTTGATGATTAAAGGTGGAATGAATGCAGATGGTACAGTTCCTGTAACTGAGATCTGGAGATCATTTGATAGTAAAAACTTAGATCCTTCTGTATCTTCATTAGAGGATATGATCAAGGTAATGGGTAAAGATAAAGTTAAACGTGCATTTGACAATGGTGACTTATCTAGAACTTTCTTAACTGGAATGGAAGCTGCTCACTTATCTAAAGTTGCAACTGACATTGAGACTTACTTAATGTGGGGACAAGGAGGTAGAGTACGTCAAGATGGTCCAGATGATATTAGATTATCTGTGGGTCTTTGGAGACAGTTGGATAACTCATTCAAAAGAGTATACAACAAAAATAACTTTACATTAGATTTATTCCGTGGAGAGATCTACAACTTCTTCAATGGTAAAGTTGAATTCCAAGGTCCAGATCCAAAGAGATCTCTAGTAGTTCAAACTGGTATGGGTGGAATGAGAATGGTAAATGAGGCTATTAAGAGAGAAGCTGTTGCTTCAGGTCTATTGATTCAGGCTGCTGATATTGGTGCAATCACTGGTAAAGGTATGGACTTGAACTTTGGATTTGCTTATACTTCATATGTAATTCCATTCTTGGCAAATGTTAAGTTTGTATTGAACCCTGCATTTGACAACATTCATACAAATGATATTGAGAACCCAATCATTGATGGTTTCCCATTATCTTCTTATTCATTCATTATCTTTGATATCACTGATAATACTAATGACAATATCTACTTATTGAAATTGTCTTGGGATAATCAATTGAAATGGTGGTATCAAAATGGTACTATGGACTACATGGGACGTACCCAAGGGTTCCAGTCTTCTGGTCAGTTCAATGGATACCGAGTAATGATGTCTCAAACTATGCCTGCAATTTGGGTAAAAGATCCAACTAAGGTATTGAAGATTGTTATGAGAAACCCAGTAACTGGTGGATCATTCTAATCCGACTCTATATATACAGGGAGGGGGAAACTCCTCCCTATTTTTTTAATTTAATAACCAACAAAAACAACCAACATGGAAACACAATTTACAATGGTCGAAGTAGGAGTAGGCAGCATCAAAAAAACATCAATTGCTGTTAGACCTTATTTTGATAAACAAGCCACTAATATGGGGCTAGAAGAATATGGTATGAGTCTATTTGACGGAGTAACACATAATGAACAATTAGCATGTCTTGAACTCAACGGAGTTGTAAGATATATTACAGGATTAAATGAGTTTGCTCCTGAAATTAAATTACTTGATGCTGATACTAGAGAAGCAAGAATTAAAGAGATAAGAAGTGCAGTAGCTGAATTAGAAAAAGAACTAGCTGCTAATATTATTGATCTAGAAGATAAAGACTTCTGGAATAAAGTAAAACTTCTTAAACCGGATAATTCAGAATTTTGGAACAAGATAGAAATGTCATGTGGTAATGAACCAGTATATCTAGATCCAATTAAACCATTTGATAGAATTAAACTTCATGCTATTGAAGCAGGAGGATTTGCTATGATTGCAAAAAGTTTTGATGATGCAAGATCAAAAGCAGTACCACCTAAATTCTACCTAGATAAGGAAGAAGAAACTGTAATGGTAAGAACAGAGTACAAAAAACTCCGTAACAAAGCTTACTCAGAATTACAAAAACTATATGATAAAAACAGTACTAAGTTATTTTATATTGCTAAAGTTGTTGATGCTAATAGTTCTCAGTATAGAAAATCAACTCCACTGGATGTTATTTATGAAAACATGGATAAATACATTGCTGGTGAAGGAGCTGAAAATAATAAAGAAAGAGCAGCAAAAACATTTAATGATGCAGTTAATTTAGACATGGAAACATTAAAAATTAAATCAATTGTTAAAGATTCCAGTTTTTTTAAGTATATTATAAATAAGCCGGATGGATATATTTACCATAATAAGACAAATGCTTTACTTGGAAGGAATGTATCTGATGTTATTGAGCACTTAAAAAATCCTTTAAATGAGGATATTCTTAAAGACTTAATACTTTCCTGTGAGAAATATTGGAACACTTAAAATTAAATATAATGAAAACTAAAATGAAAAAGTATGGTAATGGTGGTTGGGAAAAAACTACTCCTGGGCACGTAACTCCTAAAATGTCTTCTGGTGGATCAAGAGATGGTGATAAACCTAAGAAAGGTTTACTTAAAAGATTGTTTGGTAGAAAAACTGATGAAGAAAAAAAACAAGAACTTCTTGATAATGCAGGGCCTAAACCAAGTGATCTTCCCGGAAATAGACCATCATCTTTTCCAACAAATAATAAAAACCCCGAGACACCAATAGGTAAAAAAGGTATGGTTGTAAAAACTAAATACAAAACTGGTGGTATGGTAAATTCTAATACTAAAGTTCAAGCAGATAAAACACCTGGTTCTAAAGGAGTTAAGTCTAGAATAAATACTAAAGTATCTGCATCTAAAAAAGCTAAAGGAAAAGTTGGTGGTATATCTACTGCTCCTAAAAAAGCTACACCAGGTAAAAAGTAATGGCTAAAGAACTGATAAAAAGAAAGGATGGAAGTTATTCCCAGAGAGGTCTCTGGGATAACATCCGTGCTGCTAAGGGTTCTGGTAAGAAACCTACTAAGGAAATGCTTAAGCAGGAAAAAAAAATTAAAGCAACTACTAAAAAGAAAAAGTAATGTCAATAAGAAAAAAATTAGTTAAAGCACAACCAGGTATGTCTGTTACTCAAGGACCTCTTGAAGAAAATGTGCAAAAACATCTAGATATAAGATATCCTGGAAATAGCATTCAAGATATAGAATCTAAAAAAGCTGAAGAATCTTCAATAAGATCTCCTATGTATAGATCAGATTTTAATACAGGAATGTCACCTGCTAATTATTATAGTGAAGACAACGTGTATAAAAAAGGTGGTTCTATAATAAAAGGAAGTTCATTGAGAAGACAAGTTTCTGCTAAAGGTTTGAGAACATCTAGAAAATTTAAATAGTATGGCAACTAAGAAAATAACTAAATCAACACCAGCTAAGAAGAGTTCTACAGTTGGTATTTCTATTTTTGGAGGAAAAGCAGAACAAAGAAAATGGGAAATTGAATCTGCTATGTCTTGTTTACAGAGAGCATCTGAGATTCAGAAGAATGCTAAGTTAATGGCAGATGTAAAAAAGATGGCTGCTGAAAAAGCAAAAGAGTTTAATAGTATTGCTGCTGGTAAAAAGATTTAGTCATGGCACAGGCAAAAACTAAGAAAGTAAAAGTTACTGCCGGTGGTGAAAAACATGTAGTATATAAAAAGACTACAAAAAAAGGTGAGGGAAAGATTGGTAATATTATGGTAAACCACCCTACTAAAGATAAAGGACAGTGGGATACTATAGACTTAACTGAAAAAGGTAGAGCAAAAACAGTTAAACAAGGTGTTGCTGCAACTAAGAAGTGGCACAAAGATAATCCTGACTATAAATATAAAGGTAAAGGAAATGGCAAAGTCTCCAGCATGGCAAAGAAAAGAAGGTAAGAATCCAGAAGGTGGTCTTAATTCTAAAGGGGTAGCTAGTTATAGAAGAGCTAATCCTGGTAGTAAACTTAAGACAGCTGTAACTACAAAACCTTCTAAACTTGACCCAGATAGTAAGTCTGCTAAAAGGAGAAAAAGCTTTTGCTCTAGAATGTCAGGAATGAAGAAAAAACTAACAAGCTCTAAGACAGCTAATGATCCTAACTCAAGGATTAATAAGTCTTTAAGAAAATGGAATTGTTAATTTAATATATTTATTATGAAAAAGTGTATGTCAGGATGTGGTGGAGGTAAGATGATGTCAAAAGGTGGTAAAGTTGCTCCTAAAAAATTAAAGTCTGGTGGTATTGCAGAACAAAAAATTGTCGGTGGTCCAGGATATAATGCTCTTACTAATACTATGAAAATGGGTGGTTCTGCATCATTACCAATTTGTAAAGGAGGTGATGTAAGAAGGGCAGATGGTAGTTGTGGTAAAAGAGAAACTACTTTTAAAAAAGGTGGTAATGTTAAACTTGCTAAACTTGCTCCTCCTACAAATAAAGTAACTCGTGCTGATGTTATAGCAGGTGCATTAAAAAATAAAAGAAAAAAGGGTAAATAATCATGGCTGAAAAGAAGGATAAGAAATGGATACAAAAAGCAGTTAACCCTAAACATAAAGGTTACTGTACTCCAATGTCTAAACCTACTTGTACTCCAAAAAGAAAAGCTCTTGCAAGAACTTTTAAAAAAATGGCTAAAAATAAATAACATGAAAAAGACTACAACTAAAAAAAGTCCTACTGGTGCTCCATTAGGTAATCCACTTAAATTCTTTAGAGAAGGTGGAGCTAAAAGAAAAGCAATGTTTAAACATGGAGGATATAATGTTCCTAAGAATGGTTTGCCTAAAAAATTTATGGGTGGTCCTGATGATAATAATCCTTCATCTTCTGGCAATTCTCTTTATACAAAAGATGCTAACTATGATTATAATCAATCTTTAACTAAAACAAGAAAGAACCCATTCACTGGAAGAGTTACAAAAATTACAGATTTTGAAAAAGCAATAGATCCTGGAAGACTAGGTGGTACAGATGAGAGTTTTAGAAATGATCCATCAAAAGGGCCTGAGTACTTACGTTTAAAAGAAAAATATAATAGAAAGGGTGAATTGATAAACAATGATGTAAAAAATTATGGTAAGAATAAGCCTAGAAACTTTAATACCACTGCTAATGTTAATATGAATAGTATGACACCACAAACTATTGAAAAAGGTAAACCATATACAACTTTTAATACTTATGATGACCGAGATGAAGCACTAAGTACGGCTTATAGGAATCCAGCATATAATTATGAAACTTCTCTTGAGGATAGATATAATGTTTATAAAGGTAATACAGCACCATCAACAAATCTAGTTAACAATAAAAAAGGTGGTTCTATAAAAAGAAAACCTACTATGAAAAAAGGTGGAATGGTTAAATCTAAAAAGAAAAAGTAATGGCACAGAAAAAATATAAAAACCCAATTGCATTCTTTAGAGAAGCTAATGAAGCTAGACAAGCTAAAGTAAAAAAGTCTATTAAAAAAGCAGAGTATGGTATCAGTATGGGTGAAGATCCTGAGAATATGCTGATTAACAAACCTGGATATGGTGCTAAAAAATCAGTTACTACTTCAGTAAATGATACACAAACAAAACCACTGATATTAGAGATGCAACCACCTAGTTATAAATATCCCGAAGAACCTGGATATGTAAGCGTTAAAGTAGGAGAAAAAAAATTGTTTAGTAAAAGACCTGTAATACAAATGAAGGAGTCTGAGATAAAAAAAATTTCAGATGAAAATTATAAAGAATGGTTGAAACAAAATCAGGGAAAGTTAGAAGAAAAAAGGAAGAAATATTATAAAAGTCTTAAAAATGACAACCCTTTGATTAGAAAAAAAGGTGGAGCTATAAAAAGAAAAAAGAAGTAAGACATGCTTAATAGTACTATTACCATAAAGATGAAACAAAGGCTTAATAAGCTTGACAGTCAAGATTATGATAACATAACCTGCTGGCAAGTTGTTGAATCTTTTAATAAAGCTCAGGTAGAATGGGTACGAAGACAACTTCATGGTATTAATCTTACTAAAGAAGGTGATGAGCAATCTACTCGTAGAAAAGATGACTTACAAAAGTTATTAATAAAAGAACCTTTATCTGCTGCAAAAAAAGATATTTATTATGAAGGGAATATTCCTGGAAATTATCTTCAATGGAAAAGAGTAGATATAAGTGCTAAAAAAGGTTGTTGTGATTCAAGAAGAATGACTGTATATTTAGCAGAAGAAGGAAACCTTAATCAACTCTTAAGAGATAAAGCTAAACAACCTAACTTTGAATGGGCCGAAACTTTTGCAACTCTTATAAATGATACAGTACATTTGTATACAAATGGAGAGTTTGATATATCTGAAGCATTTCTTACATACTATAGACAACCAGTGAAAATTCAAGTAACCGGATGTTCTGACCCTTATACAGGAATCACTTCTGCTACTGAAGTAGAGTGTGAGTTCAAAGATGATATAATAGAATTAATAATTGACGAAGCAGTGAGTATTCTAGCTGGAGACATAGAATCAGGAAACCAGTTCTCTAGAACACAAGAATCTGCAGAAAGAAGTAACTAATTATGGAAGCAAAACCAAGAATGTTAAAAAGACCAGAGAGTTCTGTAGTAGGATTAGAAAACCAACATATGGATATTTCTAAACCTAGTGAAGGAGCAACAAATAAAGTTCCAACAACTAAAACAAAGAATCCTTTACTGGATGACTCATGTGCTAGTTATCTTAACTACAGAATACAACAAGAAGAATATTCTGCAAGAATATATCTCTCAATGTCTATGTGGTTAAACAATGAAGGTTACATGGGTGCAGCTGCATTATGGAGAACATACTCAGATGAAGAGATGAAACATGCTGATATAGCAAGAAAGTATATGCTTTCATTTGGTATTCAACCAGCAACTCCTAGATTGGATCAACCTAAACAAACATTTTCAGGTCTTCCTGAAATTATTAAAATGTCATTTGAACATGAGATAGAGGTTTCTAAACAAATTAAAGAAATGGCTAATCATGCATTGTCTGATGGTGATCATATGTTGTATGAACTATGTCTTGCTTATCTTAAAGAACAAGTAGAGGAACATGATAAAACTCAAACTTGGATGGATAAATTAGAAGCATTTGGTACAGATAAGATAGCTCTTAGACTACTTGATAATGAAATGGCCGGATAAATTTTTCGAAAAGTTTTGATATTTCAAAAACTTTTACTATATTATAGTATATATTTATTAACTAAAACAAAAAAACAATGTCTTATTTTAATCATGCCTTTAGAAAAACCATGGTAGCTACCAATGGTATTTCTTCATTAGATGGTGTACAATTAGGTACTCCAACTGCACCAGGTGCTGGGACTTATAATCAGTTGACAGCTGGTGAAATTACATTTATTAACCCTAACACTTTTATTGCATCTCCTACACCAGATGATCAATGTTGTGATACAATTATTGCAGCAGGTTCATTATTACCAAAAGATAAAATTGGTCCTTTCCACGGAGGTTATACAGAATCTAACAAAACTAAAACAATTAAAGCTAAGTATGTTAGTAAGTTGTA